CGGATTTGATGGCGTCGGTTTTGGATTGGACGTCAAACTGTGATTCTAGCGCCTCCGTTGCAATCTGCGCCTGTGCCAGCGCGGCGTCAATCACCGCGCCTTGTGCGTAAGCTGATGCGGTTAGTTCACCGATCTTTTGAGGTGCTTGATCGATAAATCCAAACAACCCGCTGATCTGCTTTTCGATCTCTGCAAGTTGCGCTTCTGCCTGCCTAGTTTCCGTCGATTTGAATCCCGTTCCTTTATCAAGCGCCTTGTCCATTGACTGAGCAAAACCAAGCTTTTTGATTAGGTCTTGCTCACGAGCTTGCAGTTCGTCGATGCGCTTTTGAGCTGCATCAACGTCGGAAAGAACATCTTTCTTTTGCTCACGGATGGTTTCGTATTTTAGCCTTTCAGCTTCCACTCCAGCCTGAATCTCAGCGATGGCGGATTCCTTTTGAGCTTCCGCGCTTTGCTTTCTCAAGGCGATGATTGCCTCTTCTGCGGATTTGATTTGCCCGGTGGCTTCGAGATATTTCAGCGCTTCCTCGGTTGCTAATGATTGGCTTTTCGCCAGCTCCGCGTCCGATCGGATCTTGCTGTTTTGCGTCTCGATTAGCAAAACAGCGGATTCTCGCAAGATGTCGGTGAGCTTGGTTTGCTCGCCAAGTTTGCGGATAAATTCATCGGCTTTTTGCCCGCCAGCTTTCTCGAAAGCCTCAAGCATCTTCTCGCCTGCTTCGGTGGCACGTTCGCCAGCCGCTTCGGCATTGTCCCCCATTTCCAAGAATACCTTGGCGGCGATAGCCCCAATGGCGACGATTGCGCCAGCGATGGCTCCACCCGGCCCGAAAGCCCCAAGCAACTGCGGGGCTTGCTGAGAAAATGCCGTCAGCGCGGATGTTCCAGCGCCAACTTGCACGGCGAAATCCTGGACTTGGAAGCCCGCTTGACCTGCTAATTGACCGACACGTGATGCGCTTTTGCCCGCTGCTTGGCCCGCTGTTGATACTCGGTTCGACGATTGGGCTAATCCATCCATCGCCTTTTCAGCCTGCTTCGCCCCGGCAGTATTTGCCGTGGTGGTGATGTCGATATTTACCTTTTTGCCTGCCATGTCAGTTAGTCCCTTCGTCCTACAAGTGCCACCTCAAGCGATACCGTGCAACCGCGATGCGCAAGCAAGACTGATGCGCTAACGGATGAAAGACTGACTTGATTTGTCAGTGTTCCCACGTTGCCCGCTGTCGTGTTCGTGCTGGTCTTGCCAGTGATTCCGGTGACGGTGGTTGTATAAACGATTTGAAGCGTCGCGTCGTCAGTCTCAGCTTGCTTCTTCGTGTATTTGATGCTGTTTGATGTTCCAGCCTCGGCAATCATGATCTTGCGGAACGACTCGTTAGCATTCACGGCCGCAATGATCTTGCCTTGAATGATCGTCGGCGTGTCCAGATTCAGGACTGGCACGGTCACAACGATGTTTGATGCGTATTCCCGCGCCGTGATCGTTACGATGATGTTACCACTACTACCAGCCGCCTCGGTTGCCGCTACGGTTTCAACCTGCTGAGAATACGGCCCTTTTCGCGTGGCGATGATTGCCGTTAGTCCTCGCTGGTCGATCAGATCCGCATCCAGCGTCGAAAGGTAGAACTCCGCATCGTCAAGCGTGGCAAACGTGATCTGAGAGGAAAACGTGATGCTCGTCATACTGCCGGGGCGAGCGAACTGGTCGCCTTGCATGTCACCGATGTATGCAACCTGTTGGAAGGTCGTTAGCGACTCAATCCGATAGTTGGAAGTCTGAGACGCGTCACCATACCCGCCTGCGATTTGCAGGCGGGTATCACTGCCATCACTGGCGACTCTGCGGAGTTGCGCGAACATTAGGGCGCGGTGACTGCGGAGATGTTAAACAACGCTTCAGGAACTCCAGTGTTGATCTCTCGAACCGCTGCAATGTTGATGGTTCCGATTCGGTTGTCCGTCGGGCTGAATCTGTCCTGAACGTCAATAAGTTGACCGATAAAGTTGAAATCAATACCTCCGGCTGTTGGCGTAATGACTTGGCAGTCGAATTGGTTTAATTCTGATCCGATCACTGATCCCAATTCCGATTCAAATTCTGATCGTGAGATTCCGATTGGAATAAACGAAAGGTTAGCGCCAATCGACGTCAGCGACATATCAACGGTTCCGAATCCATCAACGATAACCGGATTCATGCTCAGGTCGAAAGAAACTTCAAACCCAGCTTCTGAATACGTTTCTGATGTTGGCCAGCTGCAATAATACGGCCCGCAAATGATCTTTGCAGGATCGAATGCTACGCCAATAGCTGCTCCTACTCCGATGGTGTAGTAATGCGCGAAAGTTGAGGGATCTCCCTCTTTTTTGAGCAATCCAGTGAATTGCACACTGCCAAACGCCGTAGCCGTCGCGCTCAAGCGAAGCGATGGCATTTGAGTAACGATGGCATTCAGGACGGTATAGGTTGCGCTTGCCGAAACGATGACGAGCGGCTTGTCAGTGGCTCCGCAGAGGCTCGCGCCCATGGCGGTTGATGCATACGGGAAGAGCGTGGTCAAAGCCTCGATCTCGCCGACTGGCTCAAATTCCACAACCACTTGAAAGTCGGTCTTAATCTTCCCGACTGGTCCGTATGCGTCCGTATCCTTGTCGAAGCTTGAGTTGGTTGCGGTGAATGTCACGCCGCCCTTTGAGTAAAAGGTTGCGCCGTCGTAGGTGATTTTGCATGGTCCACGAACGATCGTGGTGCGGTCAAAGGTAGCCATTGTGTTATCTGGTTGGGGTCAAATTACTCAATCCGATAGGGATTTGAAACGTGATTGTTTGAACTAGGGTTGATGGGAGCAATGATTGCTCCATCCCGTTGAAAATGAGAACTCCACCGGAAAGCGCGGTTCCGTCCTTTGCCTTTGGTTGGTGGTGGTGAATAAGTCTCGCACAAGCCTCCGCTATCTCAGTGCATGAAGGAGTTGACCCTTGGCGGGAGCGCCAAACGGAAGGGATTTCTGAAACCGTAATCTTGAAGTTGGAATCGCTGAGATATGGCCCAGGTGTATCCTGAGAATCGGTGTCAGCATCGGAAAATGAAACCATGACAAACGCTCCTGTAGAGTTTGCGGCGTTCGTGATTTGCGTCTCAATGTCCTTGTGATCCTCAACCAAGACCGGGATTCTCGGAACGGTGCGGAAATAGACATGCGCGCTCAATTCGGCGGCGATGCTTTCAACGATTTGGCGGATGATACTCATGGTTGCGTTGAGAAGTCCATGATGGGAGCGCCACCGTATCGGAATGAGGATGAGCTTGGAGCGTAGGTTGTTGCACCTGTATCGTCGCTGTCAGCGTTGTTATTGGCGAGGTCATCAAGGTAGTCCTCGGCAGCTTCGATGGAAAGTTTCCGATCGTCCCCATTGAACTCAGCGAGTGAGGGGAAGGAGTCGGATAGAACGCGTCGGGCTAGCGAATACGCATGCCTTTGAGCGCCGGGAGGGACAAATGCCCCCGTGATGGATACGCCAGCTAGACCGCGCTTTCTACGGCCGGCATTGACGCGTGAAACGATGTCTTGCGCAACTTGCTCCAATACCTCTGAAACCTTTGCCTCAGGGTTTGGTGACTCTGCAAGCAATGCCTCAAGCTCGGCAGATGTGAGCCGGGTTTGAAGTGCGTCAAATGTTAGTGATACCCAAGACATGGTGCGAAATTAAGGAAAATGCCGATGGATGAGGGAAAAACAACAAAACCCCACCCATCGGCATTAACTAGCAACTACTCAGAACAACAGACGGGAGATGAACGAGCCTGTCACCGTGCCAGCGGTCGCTGTCATGGTCTGCTCAATGCGGACATAACGGCGAGTGACGGGAGGCATACGGAAGCGGACGGTCTTGGCAGCTACGCCAGCGCCGCCAGCGGCCGTTTGAGTGGTAACGATGGTAGGATCGACAGCAGCGAACGTGACGCCATCCGCAGAATCCTTAAATGTATAGGTGACAACTTTTGCATCGGTGATGCCAGCAACTGCGGGTGCAACAATCTCGAAAACGAGCTTGTCAATGTCGCCGCTGATGGTTTGCTCTAAGTCAAAAGTTGCGGAGTTTGCGCCAGCTTGAGCGAGTGCCACCGTGCTGGTGTAATCGCGATCTTGCTGGTTGTGATTAAATTCAAAGGCCATGGTGATAGATTAAGTTAAGGCTTCAGTGTCAGTGATTGAGTTGGTCACGATGATCGGGATTCCGCAAGACTCAGTCGGGAAACCATTGACCAAGCCAGTCACGGCTTCGGCCTTCTGGTTTGGAGTGATCGAGCGGGAGATGGCGAGTTGGAACGCTGAACGCGGGCTGAGAATCAGGTGCGTAAAGTTAGCGCCAACAGGGGCTTTGCGGAGAAGATCAAGAACCTTTGCGTCCGTGAGCCCCTTGCCGCTGTCTTCGGTCAAATCCTTGAGGATTGCAACAGCGTGCTTATTAACGCACTGCAAACCAACGCGGCCCGTCATGTCAGCAATGAATGCGGAGAAGCGCTTGCCGTCAGCATCGGTCGCATCACCTTCGCGGATTGCGCTGAGGTTGAGCGAGGTGTTGTTGCCGTAAACGTATTGAACGCCTTGGTTGCCTGCGGAGATGAGGTAAGCGGATGATCCGGTTCCTGGTGCGCTGCCGCCTGCATCTTCGATGAGCGAACCCATTTCAGTGGCGAGCTTGCGAAGTCCGAAGAATCCCTTGGAAGCGGTCGCGTCACCGTAGAAGGTTTGCGAGCCGATGGTTAGGATTGCGGCTTGCGTGAAGGCTCGTGCCTCAAGTGCAATCAGAGCGTCGGGACCATCCTCGTATCCGTTAGCAACTGCCTTATCAACTTCGATCCGACCATCAAGAATGAACGTCTCAACATTGCGGGTTGTGAAGCGGGATTTACTAGGGTCTTGACCTGCGTTTGCAGCGCGGAAACCGACAGTTGGAAGACCAGAGCGAACGGCAACCGGATAGCTAGTGCCTCGGATGGTGCGAGCTGGAATGATCGTCACTTCGGGAGCGACGGTGCGGACCTCTTCGATGAGGCCGTTTACTTGATCGGCTCCATTGAGCTTGAGCAAGTCGAGTAGAGTGTGACTCATATTACTTAGTGTTTAGGTTTGCGAGTTGAGTTTTGAAACTAGCTTGAACTGTCTCAAAAGCGGAAAGGTTTGGGGTATCTTCCTTGCGTCCTGCAAGAACGGTTTGGCCGCTCAATGCTGGGTTGGCAGGGATGGATGCGAGGATGAGAGCGGATGATTCATCGGCGAGGATGGAAGAGCGCCAGAATGACTTCGTGGCTTCGTCTTGAGGCGCGATGCGGCCCGCTTTGACAGCTTCTTCGATAGCGTGATCTGCGGCAGCGCTAGCCTTATCAGACATGCCTTTTTTGAGCTTGGTATTCTCTTCTTCAAGCTCCATCATCCGTGCCTTCATCTTGTCGTAATCGGCAGCGGCTTCGACAGCGGCGGCTTGGACAGTTTCGGCGGTAGATGCGGACTCGCGCAATGTGGCGAGACTGGTTTTTGCTGCGGCCATTGCGGTTTCAACGTCTTGCGACGCCTCCACAAGCCCTAGCTCAATGAGGTGTTCAATCATAATTTCTTCAGTGTTAGAGTGAGAAGCTGCGATGCGTGGAATCTCCACAAATGCGGGATCATTAACGAGAGATCCGATCTCGCCGCGGTCGGCAAGTCCAGTAGGGATGCCATCCTTGGAAAGTAGGAAGGTCGGGGAGAAATAGGAGTAGTCACGGCCTTCGATGGCGCGGCGTCCTGCCTCGGTCCATTCAACGTCAAGCACTAGACCCACGCCTTCCTCGTAACGGAAAGCGGTAGGGATGAATGAAGCCGCTCCTGCAACGTGGTCAAATCCGGCGAATGGTCGCACGTTAGACTCAAAACGCTTGGAAAGTCCCGCCTGGAATGAAGCTGCAATGGTGGCATTGATTTCAACGTCAACGGTTTTTGGCTTGCCTCCAACGGTTGCGGAAATGCGGTGCTTACCTTCTGGCAGATACACAATCGAACCTTCAAGACCGGAAATCTCGGCTTGAAAAGCTGCGGTGATCAATGAGCGGTTTGCGAACATCTGAAATGACTCGAAGGGTTTCCTGAGGAAT